CTAATGCCAGTCAGTGATGCCGTCAGATCAGGGAACGATGCCTTCCTCGAACGATTCAAACTCTTCATCTACGGATGGCCAGGAAGTGGAAAGACCACACTGGCTGCAACCGCTCCTAGACCACTGGTCCTCGAATTCGACGACGGAGGGCACGTGGTACTTGGTAATCTGCCACCCTCGATCAGAGATGGAGTGCGGTGGTACGAAACCCAGTCCTGGGAGAAGGCTGTCCGCTTCCTCAAAGATCTCGTCCGAGACAAGAAGTTCCTCGAAGAGATCGACACCATCGTCGTCGACACAATCTCCTCTCTTCAGTCCATCGAAAGAGCCCGTCAGATCGCCGGGATCGACGTCCTCGTCGAGGAGAAGTCCCCGTTCAACGAAGCCGTCTACGCTTCCAACAACTTCCGAATCGTCAAGTTCGTAGAAGTACTACTGAGCACCCGCAAGAACCTCATCCTCACGTCTCAGATGACGGAGGACACAATCACTGTAGGTGCCCTACAGAAGAGGCAACTCCGCCCAGGTCTCTCGCCAGCACTCAATCGAGAGATCATGTCCATGATGGACTGTTGTTACTTCCTCGAACTCAACGGAGGAACGAGAACACTCCGAGTCCTCGGATCACCGGACCTCCAAATCAAGTCTCGGTTCCGTACCGGGAGCCAGCCGATCATCCGTGATCCGGACTGGTCAACACTACAGGGATTCATCTCCACCCTACAACAAGAGAAAGCTGCTGTGAATGACGGACACTGATTCGCCAACTCCCTTCGTCGATGACGATGAGATCCTCTACTCGACTGGCGCTGACAACAGCGACTTCGATTTCGACAAGATGTTCGGAGAGGAAGCTGATCTCTCCCTCGTCTACCCGCCCAACGGAATGTACAACGCCATCATCAAGGGCGTTCTGCATCAGGAGAAGACGAACACTGATGGACCCAACGTCGGGAAGACCTCCCGAGGCTGGAACATCTCGGTCCAGCTGGATGTGCCATCTGGTGACCTTGCTTCCTACAACGGAACCTTCTACGGAAAGTACGTGTGGCTCGGCTTCAAACCCAACTTCACCCCCAACGGACTACGGGAGTTGTGCTCCTTCCTGTCTGCGGCAACAGGTGATGACTGGGAAGGTCGAACTGTCGACTTCCGAGAGTTCCGTCCCGAGGTCCGAGAGATCCGGGGACGACGCAACGTCGCCATGAGTTACTTCGACGAGCTTCCGATCTGTGTCACACTGAACACGGCGGATGAACTCGACAAGCGTACCGGCCTCACGATGAAGAGAACGAAGATCGTGGGCTGGCACAAGCAATCCGACTACCAGTCGATGGAGGATCCGTACTGATCTTCCACTAGGTCAATCAAGACCTTTCAGTTCTCCTTGCACGGGACGTTCAGAGGCCAGCTTCCATTCGGGGGCTGGCCTTTGGGCGTGGGGAAGGTAAATTACCCGTGCAAGGGATGATCGGAGTCAGTGTGTGTCGACAGATCTGCACCAATTCCTGGACTACGTCTTCGGGGGAGACCAAGAAGGATACTTTGCGCTATCCCTCTTCAAAGGCGGAAAGCCAGTACAAGAGCAGTTCATTGAGTGGCCGGGCGGTCGCAACAGGCTAACAGCGAAACGTCTTCACGACATATCTCGTGAAGGCGATGTTTACTTTACGCCCGCACTCTTTTCTTCGAAGAATAGACTTTCCACTTCTGCGATCGGGTCGTGGGTGGCGTGGGTCGATTACGACGGCGGACAGGGAAGCGTTACGACGTTGCCACAGGACGCCCTTAGCCTGCCGCCTGCTGGGCTGGTCGTAGCCTCTGGGACGCCTGGACGTTCCCATCGCTACTGGCGCTCAGACGCGTTCCTAGGGGCCTCTCGTGCCGAGCACCTTTCCCGAGGATTGGCAATCAATTCCGGGTCAGACATGAGCGGTTTCGACATAGCTCAGCTACTCCGAGTTCCTGGAACCTTCAATCACAAGACCGTCCCTCCCAACAGAGTGATGGTCATTGAGGATTCCCAGACCATCATCGACTTCAATGAACTACGGTTTCCGATCGTCCCACTACCTGCACAAGCTCGGTCAGAACTACAGCTGGGCCGTGTTACTCCTGAGCGTTGGGAAGACTTGGGCGCCTACACACAGGCTCTCTTCAACTCCATCCCTGTAGTTGGCGAACGAAGCACGAAGCTCTTTGAGCTTGCCTGTAGGCTGTTCGAGGAACACTTCCTCATGGAGGAAGTTCGTACGATCATCGACAACGCTGCCAAGAAGTGGGGCAAGTTCGATGACCGCAACGATCGAGATGAACAGCTTGACACCATAGTTCTACGAGCTAAAGATAAGACTGCCCCGTCCATCGAGGTACTGGTTCATGACAAAGAAGACGAGGTTGATTGGTCGCAGCCGGTCAGCTTTGGAACCCTGTTGCACAGGGCGCCTACGATCGAGTGGATCATCCCGGGCATTCTCCGCAAGAAGGGACTACTGTACCTTGTAGGACCTACAGGAATCGGCAAGTCCACACTGGCACTAAACCTATCTCTCACTCTAGCACTCCGAAGGCAGAACTTCCTTGGCATGAACGTCGAGGAAGGGGAACCAGAGAAGGTACTCTTCGCCTCACTCGAAATGGACCGTAGCGAACTCCTAGAGTTCCTCAGCCCAATGTCCGAGGGGATGGAAGAGACGGATCTGAAACTGCTGGACGAGAACATGTACTTGTATGCTAGGGGGCAGAGTCTTGCACTCGAAGAGGAACGAAACCAGAAGGCGTTTGAGGACCAGATCAAGCTCGGAGGCTACACAGGTCTTGTTCTGGACACTCTTGGTGCTTCGACTAAGACAAGCCTCCAGGATGAAACCGGAACTCGAAAGATCGCAGACTGGCTCGACAGAATCAGACAGCGATTCGGAGTGTGGGTAATCGTTATCGCCCATCCACGAAAGGCACCGGCAGGTGTCAAGAACCACGTCTTCACTATTGATGATGCTTACGGTAGTCGAGTCTTTGGCGACCGTGCAAACACTGTCCTGATGTTGCAGAAGGCAAGGAGTGGACTACAACTGACCAGCGTGAAGACACGCTTCATGTCTGGCCTTTCGGCTATGTATCTCAATCGGGGTGCAAGCCACTGGTACGAAACTACACAGGCTACGCCTGACAAACCAGCACTTGTGATCAAGGAAGATGTGAGCATCTCCGACTTGATCGCCGACAAAGAACTGAGGGGAGACAGCGATGACTTCGATCTCCAATGAAGATGAGTTTGACTTCTTCGAAGATGCGTTCGTCAACGATGCCTGGGGTGAGTTCACCCGCAAACTAGATCGGACAGGCGTATTCGTACTCGATGTGGAAACCCGGTATACCGAATCCTTCGACGGAAAGGAACTTCTTGGTATCGCTATCGGGGTTCCGAATGGTCCGGGACTCGACACGTACTACGCAACCCCCAATGAGTTCGGCACCATCCATCACTTGCTGAAAGGCAAGGACATGATCGGGTTCAACCTGGTCTTCGACCTAGAGATACTGGCCAAGAACGGGTACGTTCACGACGGCTTTCTCTGGGACGTGATGGTGATGAGTCACCTCTGTGACGAGAACGAATACGCGTACAGCCTTGACTGGCTTTCGCAGAAATACTTGAAGACGACGAAGGGCATCATCTGGGGAGATGCTGTTGTCGATATCAAGAAGATCGAGAAGATTTACGGGCACTGGGATGAGATTCCTCCCTTGTTCATGGGCACGTATGCTCAGCAGGACGTAGATCTGACGTACCGTCTGTTCCTCCGAGTACGTGGGGAACTAGAGAAGCAGGAACTACAGCAGGTATACCGACAGTCCGAGAAGTACATTCGGGCACTTGGTCTCATCATGCGAGAAGGCATCCTGGTGGACTGGAACCTCCTCGAAGAAATGTCTGCCGAAGCTCGTGCAGAAATGGCCCGATTGGAGGAAGTCATTGGGTTCCCTGCGGCTAAGAGAAAGCTTCTCGATACTCTACTCTATGAGCAAATGGCACTTCCGGTACTTAAGGCAACGCCATCGGGGGCAAGGGCGCAAGACAACGAAGCAATGCGTCTACTTGCTCGACGCTTCCCGGAGCACAAGGAACTCTTCTCCGCAGTTGTACGTTGGCGTAACTGGTCCAAGGCGGAGTCCACATGGTACGAAGGTTTCAGAACACGCCGTACCGAAGAAGGACGCATCCATCCGGGACTAAAGATTCATGGTACTGTGACTGGTCGTTTGTCGTCTGCCGAACCGAACCTCCAACAACTCCCGAGGGACAAGAGTGTAGTCAAGAGGCTGTTCCCGGATCCTCCGGGGATGACGCTAGTTGAGTGGGATTACGCAGGTGTAGAGTTGAGGCTTGCCTCCTACTACGCCTATAAGGTCGGTCATGACAGAAGTATGTTCGAGTTGTTTGAGGCCGATGCCGACGTTCACGCAGCGACTGCGCATGTACTCGGAGCCTACGAGCAAATACCGGATGCCAAGAACGCTCGTATGGTCGGGAAGGTCACCAACCTTGCACTCCTTTACGGAGCAGGAGCCGGGAGACTTCAAGCGCAGCTATACAAGGACTATGGATTTCAGTGTACTCTCGACCAAGCTACAGAGTGGCATCGTAGTTATCACGAAGCGTATCCCGGTCTCCGTTCGGCAGCGAATCGTTACTCCAATTATCACCGAAAGCT